CTTACATAGGAGAATATAGAGAAGAGAATAATATAGAGGAAAACATTAAAGATAATGAAAGACAATAGAATACCACACTACTATATTGGAAGCAATGGTTATGAAGCAAGAAAGGTTGTTTCAGGATTTGATTTGTCTTATAATTTAGGAACTGCTGTTACTTATTTGTTAAGGGCAGAAAAGAAACACGCTACTCCTAATGAGTGTATTACCAAAGCAATAGCTCATTTAGAGTTTGAGCTAGAAAAGATTGCAGAATCAAAACAATAGATATGAGTTATTTAACACATTTAAAAAGAAGCGTTCATTGTGATGCGTGCAGATGGGTGGTAAAGTATGATGAAGAAGAATTAGTAAGAGAAGTTAAATTAGTCTACGAACCATTAGAATACAGCAGGGCTAATGCTAAAAAATATGGGAATAAAGCAAGAAAGCTCCACACTAGAGAGCAGTTGGTAGCAGCTTTAGAGTGGGACAAAGTTAGAAGAAATGCCTAGCCCTATCTATAGGGTTATCGTAGAGTATGGGTACAAAAAGAAAGGCTCAGTAAGACAGTATAAGTATGATAAAATTGATACATTTGTTTTGACTAATGATGTAGAGAAAATAAAGAAAGATAAAAATCTGATGCGTAAGATATTAAGACAATCAAAATCAAGAAACCAAGAATTAGAAATAACATTTAAAACAATCTATGTTGAGGGACAATATGGAGAAACAGCTTATTAATTAAAACAGAAACTATTATGGAAGTTATATTATTTGTCGGTGTTGCATTTTATTCAATATTTTTAAACTTAAGAGTAAAAGATCTGGAAGAAGAATTGATTGATATAGAAATGAAGGTTGAGGGGTTAGAGCTTAAAGTCTATAACAAGATGATGGAGATGCGTAGAGATATTAAAGATTCATTAAAAATAAAGACAATTGAGAAATCAAGAAGAAGAAGTACAAAAAGGAGTCGTAAAGTATCTCCAACTGAAGTATCCTAAAGCTAAGTATTGTGCTTCGCTAGGAGGTATAAGAACATCTTTTAAGCAGGCTGTTAAGGCTAAGGCTACAGGATATGTAAAAGGATTTCCTGACTTACAAATCTGCGTCCCTATGGAGAGAGGGGTAGGTAAGGAGGGGGGTACCATAGAGGGGGGGGGTATCTACCATGGATTGTTCTTAGAGATAAAGAAGGATAAAAAATCTTACCCTACTAAAGAGCAGAAGGAATGGATAGCATACCTAAACGATCAAGGATATTGTGCTAGAGTAACAAAAGGAATAGATGAGAGCATACAAGTAATAGATGACTATTTTAATAAACAGATATGAGTATAAGTATATATGAAAGAAAAGACAGAAGAGGTGGTGGTTATGCAAAGCGTAAGTTTACCTTTGATGAAGCACAGATGGTAAGGTTAGAGTACGAAACAGGTACATTCACACAAGCCCAATTAGCCGCTAAGTACGGTGTAAGCCAATCAATTATAAATAAGATACTTAGGTATAAAACATACATAAAGCTCTAACGAGAAAGCGACCATAACGCTTGTTTTAGTTAGTCAAAGAATAGTCAATGGATATAAAATCTGTTGGCTATTTTTTTTATACGATTTTTTTTTAAAACTGTTTCAGCTTTTTATTTTAAAAAAATATTTCAGTTTTTTATTTTTAAAAAAATGTTTCGCCTGAAACTGCCCTGAAACTGCCAAGGCCGTTGAAACTGCTAGGCTTGTCGTTATATACCACCTTATAGGGTGCTGCTTTCATAATTTAACATAATAAAAAATAATTGTTTTTTTGTTTTGTCAATTCGTTTTTTTTTGTTATTCGTGCGCACGTTCTTATATATTGCAATTATTAAACCCCTTATTTAGAATAAATATAAATTAGAACTTTTACAGTCATTTATAAATTATTTGTATTGTATATTAAAATAATTTGTTAATTTTACCAAGTCAATAATGACAAACAATATAAATATTTTAATATGATTCATTACAAAGTAATAAACAGAACAACAAGGCAAACGCAAATTTTCAACGCTAAAGAATACGCCAACTTTTTTGGGTATTTGGGAGAGGGAAAGTATAGAAACAACCGCAACAACTACGCAGTCAGTACCACACTAAGCCCAAAAGACAAAGAAATAAACAACATTATTGATTCAATCGGTTTTGTGGTTTTTTCTCTTGGTTTATCAATTGGATTTTCTACATTAATTTTTCAGATAATAAAATAATATACTAATAAAATAATTTTAAAACCTAACTATAAAAAAATGGACACAAAATACATATTAAAAGATAGTTTGAATACTTATATATCAATCCACGATACAGAAAATGAAGTGTTTGAAAAACTACAAGAATTTAGTAAAAAATTTAAAGATACTTTTTCAACCTTTGGGGGTAGTCTAGATGGAAGCCCAATGTATGAAGATAGCGCAGTTTATACAATACCTGAAGAATTAAAAAGACACTACAATAATAAAGAATATATAACATTTTACTTTTTCAAATTTGATTTAAAAACAAATAAAAGAATTTCAATTTACTAAACTATTAAAAAAATGAATAATAAAAAAACAATTAAAGCAGCGATAGATTACTTGTCTATTTATGCCACGAAAAGCGAAAAGCACGATGAGTACAAGTTTATAGACACTAGCATTGATAACCCTTTGCATGTATCTTTTATTCAGCAAAACAAAATCGATTCTTTGTTTGATTATACGGGGAAAAAAATTGTAGGAACACCCGAACAAAGAAAAAAATATTTTACAAGTACAAGCATACAAAAGATGTTAAGTAAAATGTTTATTAATGAAGGAGACAAGCAGGCGACTATCTCCGCAGACATAGACAAGCAATTAAGAAAAAATTATTGTAAAAATGTGGAGTTATTTATAGAAGATGATGTTGCAGGCTTTTATAGTCAAGAGAATAAAAACTATATTTACAATTCTAACGGTTCATGCATGAACAAAAAGCCTATCTCTTACTTTGAGATATACAACAAATTTATAAATGTAGATACAAAAATTGTGGGTTTAAAGGTTGGAAAATCAATTGTTGCGAGGGCGATATTATGGACAAAGACATACAAAGAAACGAACCAACAACCTCTGTGTGTACCAACAACCAACAATCAAAAAAAATATTATCTAGATAGGATTTATGTGTCAAATGAGTTCCAAAACAGTAATCAAGCAGAATTACAAAATACATTATATAATAGAATTAAAAGGGCGTTAAAATTAAAGCGTTTAAATTGTCACTGTTTGAGTCATGTAAAAAACGGACAAAATTCAGGAGGTGATAAACTTAACTATTTTGATTCTAGAAGTTATCCGAATTTTAAAATACAAATTAAATCAGATGACTTTTTTAAGCTAGATAGTTATCCTTATATGGATTCTTTCAGATGGGGGGAGGAATTATCCGATAACATATCTTTTGACATGGACGAAGACATGGCAGACTACATACTAGAAAGCACGTGCGGAGATTATGAAGAAGGAAATCAAAATTGTTGTGATTGTTGCAATGAAAGGGTACACCAAGATGAAATTCATTATTCTGATGTAGAAGACGAAAATCTTTGCGATGACTGTGCAACATATATTGAGGAAAGGGAAGATATATGCAGAACAGAAAACGCAACTTATAATAATTACACAGGTGTATGGATTTATTCTCCAGACTTAGATTAAACAAATAAAACAAATTACTAACCAAAACAAATGCCAATGAGATTATACTAATTTCGACAAAATACCATTAAACGACACAACAATTACAATTTTATTTCTGTTGTTTCTTTTATTCGGTTGCTAACAAAAATAATTAGTAGCTTTAGAATTAATTTACAAAAACTTTAGTTTTAAAGCTGCTTTTTTTGTTTTCTTACACAAGTTTGAACAAAAAACTTATTAAAAAGTTATTATTTTGAATTTATTTCTTTAAAAAAGAATAAAAAAAGATTGTTTTATAAAAAAAATGCTTGTTTTGATGTAAAAAAGGGAGTTTTAAAAAAAACCGTAATTTTCCACTATACTACTCTTTATATTATTTTTGGAGGCAAAAGTTGGATAGTTACTTTACCAATTCTAAATTTAAACATAGTGTTGATTTTATTAAACAGGTTATCAAATATGCTAGTTGCGATATGAGCAACAGTATATTCTATAGGAAGCCAAAGGTATCGTAAAAAAAATTAAATATTCAGAAGTTTTTGGAAGTAAAAAAATAATATAAATGGAAGCAAATCCAATTTCATAATGTGATATATCTTTTATTTTAATAGTATTATACTTAATAGTATTTATTAGTTCATAATTATGAATAGGCTATTCACGAATATGAATAGGGTTTGAATCAATATGAATAGGGTTAGTATAGGGTTTGTTATACCCTTAAAGATAAAGAACAAGGTAAAGATAAAGTTATGAATAAAGAGAGGTTAATAAAATTTCTAAAAGTTTCTTAGGATATGTCTAATATTTTACTTTATTTGTAAAAAAGAATTTTATGCCTCGTTACCATCCGCCCAAACCTATCACAAACAATATGTCTCCTGTATTGAATGCAGACTTGATGTATGAAGATCATGGTAAGTGTGGGTGCGAAACAGTAATACTTAGTGATGTTTCAGGAGGGAGGACAATTTGGGATACTGCTAATCCTATACTGTCGCTTGATGGTTGTCTAGAATCTACTCATGCTTGGAAGGTGGTGGCTTTAAGAGATACTGTTATTAGACAGGTAGCTGCTACAAATTTATCTCTTACAAGTACGACAGGATTGATGACTTCATTTACATTTCAAGCAGGTACTGAGATAATGGCAGACTTTACCTATTTCCATCTTTTAACAGGAATGGTAATACTATACATGGATGGAGATCAATCATAAAAAAATATAAAAAATTAAAAAATAGAAATTATGCCTTGCGAGGAATGCGAAAACGGAAAATATAAATGGGGACAAACAGGAGAGTGTGAATATGAAACTTTAGAAGATTGTCAATTAGCAAATCAAGGAGAATACCTTGAGGAAACTCTAAAACCAAAATCAGATAAGCCTGTAGACTTTACTTATAACTTTACTAAAGACCAAATGGAAGACCTTCATGAAGATGGGGAACTTATGGTTGAGGTAGGTAGAGATGGAGATGAGCCAATGATTATTTTATTCACTTATGAAAAAAGAGAAGAGGAGGAAGATTTAGAAGAAGATATAGAGAAAGAAAAAGAAGAGGAAGAAGAGATTTATGCTAAATCAAGATTAAATAGTAAAGGCTATGACAATGCATCATCTCTAGTTGAAAGTGATAATATAGATAGAGACTCTGATTGGAGCTTTAGCTCTGAAGATGGAAATGCATTACTTGGAGAAGATGGAGATGATTGGGAAAACTATGCTAAATGGTTCTTGCTTGAAAATGAAGATGCAAGTGAAGATACTAAAGACAGATATAAATTCCCATTTGGTAAAGATGGAAAAATATATAGAAGTGCACTATCTGCAATAAGACAGAGAGCAAGTCAGTTTGGATATAATGATGTTTTTGAAGCAGCAGGAAAGCTAATAGAGATGATAGATGAAGAAGATGATAAATTAGAAAATGCTTATTCTAAACTTACTAAATCAATGTTAGATGATGAGCTTGATGATTATATAGATAGAATAACAAAAGCTATAAAAAAATTATAAAAAAATATGGGAGAAGATAAAAGATATAAACTAAGAGAGAGTAATATCAATAAACTTAATCCATATAAAGAAACTTCTGAAAAGTATTTTCCTAATGGAGGTAAGATAAATACAGAGGGAAGAAAGAAGGGAGAAAAAAATAATGTGGTAGTTAATAAAATTAGCAGAAACGCTTTAACTTGGGCATTAGAAGGACACTCAACTAAAATAAGAATGGCATTAGATAAATTATTTGACCAAAATCCTGAAGCATATATAAATGCAGTTTCAAAACTACTTAACTATACCGTTCCAAAACTTACATCTTCTGAGATAAACGATAACACAACAAAAAAAGTTAAAATTGAGTTGAATGATGATGTGAGCATTGAGGAGCTAAGATCAAAACTTGATGACATTGAAAACAACTGATGAAGCACTTAAATTTGCATTAAAAAAGAAGTTATGCGAATTATCGTTTTATGAATTTTTCCAACAGGCTTGGCATATTGTTGAACCTTCTATTGAGCTGTCTACTAATTGGCATCATAAATATCTGTGTGATATTTTACAAGAA